CCGGAAACTGTGGTGCTTAGAGGTGCACTCAACTATTTGCAGTCCTTGCCACCCGGTCCTAGGACCGAGGACAGGTACTTGCGGTAGGCAGCCTCTACAAGTTCGATTGCTGACTAGGCAAAAGAACTTGATGGTTCAGATTATTCAATGGAACCAGTGCCCCCCTCCCTCTCGACGAGAGGTACTCAGGTCTTCTAAGAAACGCCCATCCGAGACCGAAGTCGTGTCCAGAGCCGGAAGAATTCCAGCACTTTCGCGACCTCAACCTCTTTTGGACGCTTCAAAGCTCGAGCAGCAGAAGGACTGATCAAGTCTACTTTCTCAGCCGATCTTACGACTTGTGCAAAGATTGCACTCGTCTGGACTGGATTGAATCGGAGATTCAATCGCTGCAAGTGTTTCATTGATTCCTCAGCAAGGTCGATAGACTTTTGCGCCGAAGCAGCCGCTTGATTGCAAGCTGCATCGATCAGTCTCCCACAAGGATCCCAGGACCCTTCCTCAGCGAAGAAGATGTCCGACTGCATCGTATCGATGCGGGCCCTTGCAGGAGTCAGTACCTCAGTAATCAGGCCGGTGGCCCAATTATTGAAGCTGATTAATCTCGTTAGCTGACTATCTTGGTCTACTTTCGAGATCGCTGAACGCGACATGAGCCAATCAAGCCATGTCGGCATCGCAAAGCGGCCTTCGGTTGCCGGCTGAGTCAAGAGAACCAATAAGACTTTCAGTCTCCGCGGAACGACGTTCCATGGAGCATCAACCTTACTAGCGCCCTTGAAACCGACCCCTAGAGCACGAACAAAGTTCGCTAATGAGCCGGTTGGGTACCATGCTGTTAAGGCATGAGCGACTCCAGCCGAGTGCTGGGCAGCAGCCCAGAACTTGACTGGAAGTCCACTAACCAGTTCTCCTTGGAAGAAGAACTTTTTAGCGAACTCGAGAGTTTTACCTCTCGCCTCTAGGGATTTCGCAATCCCTATACTCAATCCGACGAGTTCACAGAACTTTCTGTACTCTAAGGCGACTCGGTCGTCGGCAATAACTATGTCATCACCTAAGACCGCATATCGGTCGAACCAATTCGCTTCCCCCGCGCGATAAGCCGCGAACTGCACCATAGCATGATGCGTCAAAGCTAGCATCGCCCAACTTGAAAAGGCTCCCATCGGTTGGCCGACGGCATACCTAAGGTTCTTTCCTTTGTTTCCTAATCCCGCTGCCCTACAGGTCGACGACCCAAGGTAGTAGTTTCGGTTACAAAGCAATGCTTTCCAAGTTGCGGCAAAATGTCGCCCAAAGAACTGTAGCAATAACAGTCCCTGAATAAGGACGGGTAACCTATCCGTCGCTGCACTTAGGTCAAAAGAGTAAATCTTTTGATCAGACTTTACAATCTTCAAAAGCCTTTTCACGGGCTTAAGTTGATTAAAAGTCCCATCTTGAGGGATCTCCCGTAGTACGGAAAAGATCCACTCATGCAGGGGTTTCAAGGCTACTTGCGTCCAATAATCCACCATGGCAAAAACCCGGGCTTTGCCAGCGGGTTCTATCTTTACAGATAGCCGACCGTTACAATCAGA